TCATCACGTACTACTGATGGTATGATTCAATTTAACAAACAACCATAATAGGTGAGACATGGCTAAAAACGAAGAACCGACTAAAAAATCTTTCGTAAAAAAGTCATCTAAACGGCCTAAACCCCCCGCGGGAAGTGCTGAACATAAAGCGATGATTTTACGTGGAGAAATCAAGGAGTGAGGTAGATGGCTGCTGATTCTGTAACGACTACTACGGTAATAGACGGCCCTAGAGAAGCTGTAATTTATTGCACGAACACTAGTGGTGGTGATGGTGAATCTGCTGTCACTAAAGTAGATGTTTCTGCTTTATCATCTCTTCAGGAAGGCACAGCCTGTACCGGCGTTCGTCTTAACAAGATTGTATTTTCAAACGTTGGCATGGGCGTGAAGGTGCTTTGGAACGCCACTGCCAACGTTATAGCTGCGGAGCTTCCTGCGGACTATTCAGATACGATTGATTACTCAGACATTAGTGGTCTTCCTAACGTGGCAGCTTCTAGTGGTAAAACAGGAGATATAAAGTTTACCACCGTAGGGCATACTAGCGGGGACACTTATTCTGTAGTTTTGTACTGCCTAAAGGAATACTAAGTTGTGGACCCCTTGGCGCATAAAAATGAACTTGAAATCGTTAAAATCCAAGGGGAACTTCGGCTTCTGAATGGGAAACTGGATACCATTAAGAATAATGACCTGGCTCATATACAGAAATCCGTAGATACCATAAACAAGATACTTTGGGCCGTTGGGCTTGTAGTCTTGGGTCATTTAGGAATTGCTGTACAGGCTTCCCTTTGGGGATAATATGAGAGGTTTTTATTACTATGGCCGTTTCCGGATCTAAGGATTTTGAACCTAACGTAGCAGAGTATATAGAAGAAGCTTTTGAAAGATGTGGTCTTGAATTAAGAACTGGTTATGATGCCAGAACGGCTCGACGATCTCTCAACTTTTTATTTGCTGATTGGGCTAATCGCGGTTTAAATCAGTGGACAATTGGTCAGGTAACCCAGACAGTTGTTTCTGGTGTAACTGATTATCCTGTTGGGACCATAACTTTAACCGTTGCCGATAGCAGTAGCTTTACAGTAGGGGAGACTATTACAGGCGGAACGAGCGCCGCTACTGCCTCTATCATAACAAAACCTTCTTCTACCACTATGACCCTTACAGTGCCGTCCGGTACTTTTTCAGCTACAGAAACTATTACAGGTTCTTCCAGTAGCGCCACTACTACTGTCTCTTCCGCTGTTTCTTTGGAAGATGTTCAATCCACAATTGACATATTAAATGCTGTAGTACGCCGCAGCAGTGAGGATATTTCGATTAACCGGATTAGTAGGGATGATTATCTTTCCATTCCGAATAAAACAACAACCGGGCGACCTAACCAGTATTTTGTAGACCGGTTGATTACTCCGGTGATGAAGGTATGGCCTTCTCCTGAAAACAACACGGATCAGATAATTTATGACCGGTTGATCCGAATTGACGACGCGGATGTTTCTGTAAATACGCTTGAAATACCCTTCAGGTTTTATCCGTGTCTGGCTGCTGGACTTGCTTATTATATCTCATTAAAACGAGCCCCAGACAGGGTGCAGCTTTTAAAAGGTCTTTATGAAGAAGAATTTGATAGGGCGGCACAAGAAGACCGGGATAAAGCCAGCGTTAATTTGGTCCCATCATTTACTTTTGTAACTGGGGTTTAGACATGGGAAAGTGGGCTTCCGGAAAATACGCATTAGGGATATCGGATAGATCAGGTGCCGCTTATCCCTTACGAAATATGCGTAAGGAATGGACCGGGATGCTTGTAGGATGGGATGAGTGGGAAGCAAAACAACCCCAGTTGGACCCTCTTCGTGCTCCCGCCGATGCTCAAGCTCTTCGTGATTCCAGACCAGATAGAACGGCTCCGGCGGTGACTGTTCTTTTACAATTTAATCCATTTAGATCTGGTTCTTCCGGGAGCAGTGTCCTTACAGTAACTGAACCGGGGAATGGTAAAAGTACTGGAGATACGGTACGATTTAGAAGTACTGAAAATTTTGATGGTTTTACATCAGGTGCTTTAGAGGATTCTGATGGCTATTCTATAACAATAGCTACTGAATCTGATGGTTCTGATAGTACTTCTAGGTATACTTTTGATATAAGTAGTAGTGGTTCGAGTGAAACAGCTTCTACTGGAAATGTTTCCGGTGGGGGTGGAACGGCCTCGGCAGGCCCTCTTACAGTGAGTCCGTAAAATGGCATTTACTTTTACAACACTTAAAACGGCTATTCAGGATTATACAGACAATACTGAAACAACTTTTACAAATCAGTTAGATCGTTTTATTCTGAATTCAGAAGAAAGAATCTTAAAGGAATGCCAACTGGATGTGTTTCGCAGAAACGCTACCGGTTCAGCAGCTTTGGACACCAAGTTTTTAACAAAACCCAGTGATTTTCTTGCACCGTTTTCTTTAAGCGTTGTTAAGGATTCCAGTAATGAGTTTCTTTTATATAAACAGGTTACCTTTTTGCAGGACTATACGCCTAATCCCGTTACCACAGGAACGCCAGAATATTACGCGGATTGGGATGATGAAGCCTTTCTTTTGGCTCCTACTCCAGATGATAATTATACAATGGAACTTCATTATTTTTATAGGCCCGCATCCATTACAACAGTATCCAGCGGCACAACCTGGTTAGGGGATAATGCTGAACTAGCCCTTTTGTATGGCGCTTTAGTTGAGGCTTATACCTTTATGAAAGGTGAAGCGGAGTTATTATCCTTGTATAATAACAGGTTTCTGGAAGCAATTCAGTGGCTGAAGATTCTAGGGGAGGGAAGACAGACCCGAGATGAATACCTTTATGACAGGGTAAGGAAAGATGTGGCCTAATGATTCAGGCTAATGGAAAAGGAGACGTAGGAAAAATATCTGTTTTCACATCTGTTGGCAGGGGGCATACTCCGGAGCAAATCGCTGAGATGGCCCTTAACAGAATTATGCAAGTGAATGATTCGGCACCTTCTGTTATAAAGGAACAAGCCCTTGCGTATAAAGATAGACTGAAAGAAATTTTAATCTATTATATGAACAGTATGGCGAAAAGTGAAAGAACTACTATTTGGGCTTTGATGAAAAAACAAGGCCATGATGATATCGCAGAGATTATAAGGAGACTTTAAGATGGCGATTAACCAAGCAATGTGCGGATCGTACAAGAAAGAGATAACCGCCGGGATTCATTTCTGGATGTCTCATTCACGAACTGGGTCAAGTTCGATTGGTGCAGATACATTCAAGGTAGCTATGTTTACATCAAGTAGAACAGATGCAAATGAAGATTTAACAGGATACACTACTTCTAATGAAGTGACTGGAACGGCCTATTCTGCCGGAGGAGCGGCTTTGGGAAGTGTAACTTTGGGTTTAGCTGATAACAGCGGCAGCACTCCAACTGCCTTCCTGGATTTTGCAGATACGACTTGGTCCACATCTACTATTTCCAGTGCAAGGTGCGCGATGATATACAACTCTACTTTGAGCACAGCCGGAACAGGTGGTGATGTAACTCATTCTGCTTATCCTACTGTTTGTGTGTTAGATTTTGGAGGTGATAAATCTTCCAGTGCCGGAGATTTCACCATTCAATATCCTGCTAATGACGCGAATAACGCGATTATCAGGATAGCGTAATGGCGTATGTGGCCGGGTGGGGCCGTGGTACTTGGGGAAGCAGTACTTGGGGTGAACCTGCGCCACTGGAAGTAACAGGGGTTGAAGCGGCAGCAGCCATAGGAACGGCAGTTGCTTCAATTCCAAAAACGGTAACAGTTACCGGAGTAGAAGCAGCAGGAGCCATTGGTTCTGAAACTGTTCTTATAGTTAATACGGTAACAGTTACTGGTGTATCGGCAGCGAGTGCCATTGGAACTTCAACCTTTAGTTTGGGTATGGCAGTAAGTCCAACAGGGGTTGAAGCGGCGAGTGCAATAGGTAGCGTAGGAAAAGGGGTAGCGTTTAGTGTTACAGGAGTGGAAGCAATCGGATCTGTTAATCGACCCAATGTATGGAGCGAAATTGATACATCAAGTGGCACAATCTGGACAGATATAGCGGCATAGGAGCAACGTTATGGTATCTTCATTTACAACAAACTTTGGCTTTGAGGAAATCGCTACTGGCGAACAATCAGGGACTTGGGGAACGACGACAAATTTCAACTTTGATATTCTTGACAGGATAACATCCTATAAGGCCGTTGCTTTATCAGATGCGTCTACGGCTACCTTAACGGTTCGAGAAGCATCTCCTGGTGCCGGAACGGAAAATCTTCAGGACGGGATGTTTCGTGTCATCAAGTTTACGGGTTCGTTAGCCCAGAACTGTACCATAACTATTGCCCCCGACACTACAACGGCATGGTTTATTTTTGAAAACGCTACTACCGATACTGGTTCAAGCGGTCCATATTCCCTACTTATGAAACAAGGAAGTGGGGGAGGAGCCTCAGTTACAATACAAAATGGTAAGAATGCTGCTGTTTATTGTGATGGAGCAGGTTCTGGGGCAGTTGTTGCAAATGCCTTGAATGATTTACAGATAGCAACACTCGAATGCACAGGCGCTGCTGCCATAGATGGCGCTGCTACACTGGGAAGCACCCTTGCGGTTACAAGCACCTCAACTTTTACAGCTTTAGCTACGGCTTCGGCAGGTATTACGGCAGCAAAAGAAGACAGCGGTACAAATAGTGTCCTTAATCCTGTAAATGTAAAACGAACTTCAAGCGCAACCCCAGCCGCTGGAATTGGTGCCGGGATTGAATTTACAACAGAAACCTCTGCGGCCAACAACGAAATAGGAAGTGTGATTGAATCTGTAACTACGGACGTAACGGGTGGTGCAGAAATATTTGATATTGTCTTTAAAAATATGACGGCTGGTGCAACGGCAGCAGAAGTCGCGAGAATAACAGGTGGTGGAATTTTATCTGCTACGGGCGGCGTCAACGCCAAAAAGGAGGATTCCGGCACAACCACAGTTATCAGTCCTCTATCCGTAACAAGAACAAGTAGTGCAACTCCTGCTGCTGGGATTGGCGCAGGGTTGGATTTTGTTGTGGAAACGGCAGCAGGAAATAATGAAATAGGCGCGGTTCTCAAGGCTGTAACGACGGATGTAAGCAGCACCGCTGAAGACTTTGATCTTACTTTTAATCTCATGGAATCTGGTTCTACGGCGGCTGAGAAAATGCGCCTTGAATCCAATGGTAATCTTGGTGTAGGGGTAGCAGATCCCAGTGTTCAGCTTCACATCTCCAAATCTTCGATAGCGGACATAGGAACTCTTACGTCGGCTACGTCTATTACTCCTGACTTTGCGGCGAATCAGAACTTCACCGTTACCCTCGCGCATAACGCTGCACTGGAAAATCCCAGCAACGTAGTAGCAGGGCAGACAGGAAGTGTTTTTGTGGTACAGGATGGTGTAGGAAGTCGCACAATGTCTTATGGTACAAGCTGGGAGTTCCCTGCCGGGACAGCCCCGACTCTTACGACAACAGCGGCGGCACTTGACCGGATTGATTATATCGTTAGATCGGCTACCAGTATTCAGGCGGTTGCAACATTAGCCTACGCATAGGAGCGGTTCGTGGTTTTCCAGAATAATATTCTATCAGGTGTGGGTGGTCAGGGTGCTGGAGGTTTAACTGTCGATGACAGTGTTCGTTATAATGACGATGACAGCCCACGATTGTATAGAACTCCATCCGCTGTTGGAAACCGAAGAAAAGGTTCACTTTCGCTCTGGTATAAACGCTGTAATCTGGGTTCTATTCAGCAACTTTTCAATGCTGGTGCTGGTGATGACATTACTTTCAATGCAAGTGACAAACTGACATTCACAGATTCAAGTGGTGTTAGTTATATAACAACTCAAGTTTTTCGGGATGGAGCAGCATGGGGGCATTTGCTTTTTGCTTGGGACACAAGTCTTGCAACGGCTGGTGATAGGCTCCGAATTTACCATAATGGCGTTGAGATCACTGCATTTGATACCGAAACAAACCCTGATCAAAATGACGAATTTGAAATCAGTAATACGGTTCGTCAG